CCGGACAAGCGTAGCCTAAAAACAACAACAGGGAAGCCAGTGAAATGGTCAGGGGATTTTATCACAGTTGATCCAGCGAAAGTGAAGAATGTTGGGGTTGTTCTAGGTCAAGGTATTCAATCGCTTGAAATCGAAACGGTTTGGGGGTGGGCATAATTGCTTTATTTACTTAATAAAGATGTGAGGACTGTTCGTTGGAACGGGGAGCCACTTCATGAAGCGACTTCGGCGATTGTTAAAGAGACCATGAATGGTGATTTCACCTTAACTGTGAAATATCCTATTTCTGACTCAGGTATTTATCAGCTCATCAAAGAAGATATGCTGATAAAGGCTCCGACTCCTGTTCTTGGTGCGCAGCTATTTCGTATTAAGAAACCCGTTGAACACAATGACCATCTGGAAATCATAGCCTATCACATTTCAGACGATGTGATGCAACGTTCTATCACGCCAGTGAGCGTGACTAGTCAGAGCTGTGGCATGGCTCTTTCTCGCATGGTTCAAAATACCAAAACTGCTTTGGGAGATTTTTCTTTCAATAGCGATATCCAGGATCGTAGGACCTTCAACACGACTGAAACAGAAACTCTTTACTCTGTATTGCTGGATGGTAAGCACAGCATTGTTGGTACATGGGAAGGTGAGCTGGTTCGTGATAACTTTGCGATGACTGTCAAGAAAAGCCGTGGTGAGAATCGTGGTGTTGTTATCACGACACACAAGAATCTGAAGGACTACCAACGCACAAAAAACAGTCAGAATGTTGTCACAAGAATCCATGCCAAATCAACTTTCAAACCCGAAGGCGCCGACAAGGAAACTACTATCAGAGTGACTGTTGATAGTCCTCTTATCAACTCTTATCCTTATATCAATGAAAAAGAGTATGAGAACAACAACGCAAAGAGCGTTGAAGAGTTGCAGAAGTGGGCACAAGCTAAGTTCTCAAACGAGGGGATTGACAAGGTCTCTGACGCTATCAAGATTGAAGCTTATGAACTTGATGGTCAAGTGGTCCATATGGGTGATACGGTCAATCTCAAGAGCTGGAAACATAATGTTGATGTATTCAAGAAAGCTATTGCTTATGAGTTCGATGCCTTGAAAGAAGAGTACATCTCTCTAACTTTCGACAATAAGGCAGGAACTGGCGGTTTTAGAGCTTCTGGCGGTTTATCTAGCGCAGCTGATGCAATCATTGGTGTGACAGGAACCGCACAAGAAATCGCCCTTGAAAGGGCTCTTCAAAACGCTGACTTATATTTTGATCATAAGGCTGGATTGCTTAGACAGGAAATTTCTGACGGTATTGAACTGGCCAAAGTCAAAGCAGAAGAGGTCAAGCAAAGTCTGACAGAGACAATTGACCAGCGTTTCAGAGATTTTGACAGCACAGGTCTGCGTGAAGCTAAGCAAAAAGCGGACGAAGCCTTGACGAAAGCGGGTGCTAGCACCTCACTTGCTGAAGAAGCAAAACGCATCAGTGAACAAGCAAAAGACGGGATTGAGAAAGCAAAAGAGTCGTTTCTGGATGGATTTAAAGCAAATCTTGCTGAAATAGACGGTTTTAATGACAAACTCAAGAAGTTCAGGCTTGACCATGCTGAGTTTCGTAGGTCCACCAAAGAAGATATCAAAGGTCTGACTGAGTCATTCACTAAGTTAGGCTCTGATACGAAGAGCGATATTTTAGCGACCAGGACGGAGTTTCAAAAGACCGCAGAGGGCTTCACGCAGCGATTTGAGAGCATTACAACTCAACTGGACAACAAGGCTAACTTGCTCGATTTCCAACGTGTACAAGAGACTAGTAAGTTGTACGAGCGTATTATTGGTAGTAGCGAGTCTGATATCGCTGAGAAGGTCGCTCGAATGACTCTGACCAATCGACTTTTTCAAGTTGAGGTTGGGAAATATGCCAACGTTGGTGGCCCGAACATGCTCCGAAATTCGAGAGCGGATGACGGTCTGAAATACTGGTCTGAGGCGAATGGTCGTTTAGGTTTTACATCGCACGGCTTCTATTTCAACGGTCAAAAGCGCATGTTTGAACTGCGACCAGGAGCCGTCGTTAAAAGCCCACGGTTCATTGTCAAGCGAAATACTGATTATACGTTGAATATTTTAGGTTTCGACAATAACTCAAAATATTTCAATGTTTATATTAGTAAGCGTGTAAAAGGCTCTAATCTTGATTATCAACAGAGGTTACTGATTTTTGGTGGTGAGCCTCGATGGGTTAACGGACCCGTTTTTGATAATACGAAAACGGTCAAAAAGTCCATTACATTCAATGTCGGTGAATTTGATGAATGCTATCTACAATTTGAATATGACCGCAACAACCCTAATAAATGGGGTGGTCTGTTCATGAGCGAGCTTGATTTTTACGAAGGTACAACTGACCGCAAATGGCAACCAGCTCCTGAAGACGCGACGATGGAGACAGACAAGACTCTTGAAGCAACTCAAACAAAAATGACTCAGCTCGCTGGCTCCTGGGCCGTTCAGAACATCAATTCAGCTGGGGATATCATTTCTGGAATCAATCTTGGTTCAAATGGTCAAAATCGTATCTCTGGTAAAGCTACTCATATCACTGGAGAAACCTTGATTGATAATGCAGTCATTAAATCTGCTATGATAGACAAGCTTAAAACCGCTAATTTTGAAGCAGGATCAGTCACGACTACAATTTTAGATGCTGAAGCAGTAACCGCTGACAAGTTGAGAGTTGACCAGGCTTTCTTTAACAAACTGGTGGCAAATGAAGCCTACTTAAGTCAGCTATTTGCCAAGCAAGCCTTCATTAACAGAGTTAAAAGTATCACGATAGATGCAAGTCAGGTTCAGTCAGGTGTTTTGAGTGGTGATAGGATTTACGGTGGGACCATTACAGGTTCAAACATCTATGGTGGAACCTTAACAGGACACACTAAAATCCAACTAGGTTCTTATGGCTCATTCGATACTACAAATGGCGGTTTACAGATTAATGTACCACGAAGCCATAATACTAAAGATGGGTTAGGAGTGCAGTTCATTGGTTCTTACGGTCGCGGCGAAGATGTTCCTTATGGCCTTTTCATTTACAAGGACTCCGATTTTACTACTGGCGGTTACGCAAGTGATAGTGATGAATTCCTACTGACAGTGAGAGGATACATTAAAGCAAAAGGAATCGGCTGGCTCAAGACAGGAAACGGAAGGATTGACGGTGGAACAACCGGTACTATTGGGTTATGGAACTCTGACAATGTATATTTGAGTTTTGGTGGTTCAAGTAATGACATTTATTATAGTTATAACAGCACAGCATATAGCCTGTGGTCAGTTATTAATAAGCATTTCTCAGACAGACGTCTGAAAGACAATATCGTTGATTGCAAGCATAAGGCTCTTGATTATATCCATCAATTCCAGTTTAAGGAATATGACTGGAAGAAGCAAGAGGATAGACCACAACAAGCACACACAAAGATTGGTTTGATTGCGCAGGAAGTTCAAGAGGTAGATCCTACACTTGTTTACGAAAACGGAGATACGTTGAATCTGGACAATCTCAGATTAACTAATATCGCACTCAAAGCAATTCAGGAACTTGCTCTTGAAAATAAAAAACTTACACAAAGATTGGAGAACTTAGAAAATGAACGCAGAACAGCTTAACCAAGCTTTACAAATGACAATTAGTGAAATGTCAACAGCTTCAACAAATTCGATGATTACAAGTAATCTCTTGAGCATTCAGTTGAAAGAGCAAAGGGCAGAGAATAAAAGACTTCAAGAACGAGTGGATGAGCTGGAAGCTCTGATTGATGAACAAACTAAACCAGCAGAAGGAGAATAAACATGGCAATCAATGGGTATAATCTATCAACAAAACCGTACTTAAGAATTTCTGGTTCTAATGTTGAGACCGTGGTAGAAATTCAATTATCAGAAGGAAATCGCTACAGCACTAACTCACGATCATTCACTGGAGATCGTACAAACGAACCAGAAGACGTCTTGATTCAAGCTGTGCTGGATATCTTAAAAGCTGAGCTAGATCCAGGAAGTGCCATTGTCAAAACACAGGCGCAGCTTGAACAAGCTGAACAGCAGATTGCGCACAACAAGAGCGAACAGGACAGACTTGCTCAAGTCATCAAGCAAACTGAAGAGAATGCCAAGGTGAACCAGAAGGTCATTCATGTTCTTGTGTTAAACTCTGTCATGAGCAAGAACATCGAATACGGAACGACCTACAAAGAGTTGGTTGAGTTAATTCAACCGGCCGAGATTGGGAAGACCTACTTACCACATGACCTGATTACCATTGAAGATCCTGAACATGTGGAGGTTAACGGCGAAGGCAAGCGCATCCTAGTGCAGCTTAACAAAGAATTCACATACAACGGCGAACCTGTCAGCGCATTTGTGACGAACGGCACCCTGGAACAAAACGGAACTGGTGTCGCTTGGAAATTTGAAGGGAAAGAATAGGGGTGCTTATGCCAGGATATGAACGACTAATCTTGCAAATCTTTCTCTCTCTAATTCCTGTTATCGGTCTTTATTTTTCGATGAAAGATAAAGCAACGAAGCAGGAGAATCGTCTCACGATTTTGGAGAAAGACATCGAGAATTTGCATGAATTCAAGACATCGGCCAATAAAAGGCTCGATAACCACGACGAACAGAATAAGGCTATCTTGGTCCTGGCCGAGCAGGTAAAATCGCTTGGTGAGGATGTAAGAGAACTTAAAAGCTTGATTCAAAACAAACAACAATAAAAAGGAGAAATAAAATGATTAACTGGAAATTGCGATTGCAAAACAAAACAACACTCATTGCTCTTCTTGGAGCAATCTTCCTTATGGCCCAACAATTCGGCCTTGAAATCCCCAAAAATATCCAGGACGGTGTGAACACATTCGTTTACATTCTTGTCTTGATTGGTGTTATCAATGACCCAACAACCTCAGGGATCTCTGATAGCAAACGTGCTCTTGAATACTACGAACCAAGCGAGGACTAATCATGGATATTGATACAAGTAGATTAAGAACCGACCTTCCACAGGTTGGAGAACAACCATACAGACAAATTCATGCACATTCAACAGGAAATCCAAGTTCAACTGCTCAAAATGAAGCAGACTACCACATGCGCCGCCCTGTAGATTCAGGTTTTTTCTCGCACGTTGTCGGTAACGGCCGTGTGATGCAGACCTGGTATACAGGTATGGGGGCTTACGACGTAGGAGGTGGCTGGAACGTTGAAGGATACGGCCAAGTTGAGCTTATTGAAAGTCATGAAACAAAGGAAGAATTCATGCGTGATTACAAGCTCTATGTTGAGCTTCTGCGGAACCTTGCAGACGAAGCTGGAATTCCGAAAACACTTGACTCTGACAGTCTAGCTGGGATTAAGACGCACCAATACTGTACTTATAACCAGCCTCGAAACTACTCTGACCATGTGGATCCGTATCCTTATCTGGCCAAATGGGGTATTAGTCGTGAGCAATTCAAGAAAGACATTGAAGGCGGTCTTTCTGAATCTGGTTGGAAACAAAATGGCACTGGCTGGTGGTGGGAGGAGTCAGATGGCTCTTATCCTACAAACCGCTGGAAACAAATCAACAACGAATGGTTCTACTTTGATGACCGCGGCTATTGCTTAATTAACCGTTGGTTCAATGATGGAAAAGATTGGTTCTATCTTGATAAACGTGGGGCAATGGTTACAGGCTGGATGTTTCTTAACAATCGTTGGTATTTCTTCAAGTCGGACGGGCGTATGGCTACTGGCTGGGTAAAATACCGAGAAACTTGGTATTTTATGGAAGAAAAAGATGGTTATATGCTATCTAAACAGTTCATTAAGTCAGGCGATGGCTGGTACTATTTGAAGGCGAACGGTGAACTTCACACAGACCCAGCCTTCAAAACCGAACCAGATGGGCTTATCACTATAGTTGATAAACCAAAAGAAGAAAAATAAAAACAGAAAGGACTTTCAAATTAGATTACACCAACCGCAGGCAATAGCTTGCGGTTTTTTGTTTGCAATAATAAAAGCAGTGACCGAAATCACTGCTTATCAGCTGTAGCAAATTCATAGAGCTTTTCTGCCG